ACTATAGCCGTGGATTCCGTCGAGGCCGATAAGTGACTCGCGCTTGATGTAGGACGGATTCCAGGTCACGTCGCTGACCACGTCATAAGCGACTCCGTCGATCGACAACGACGTGATCCCAGCTAATCTGCGTGATGTTTGAATTGCCATTACTTAAATCCTCAATCAATTTTTCTGGAACTGCACGCTTACGTAAATCTGGCGTAACTGGTTTGCGAGTGTGAAGGGGCACATGAGAGCCACTCGACCGTTGCCCTGATTCTCCGCGACGATAGCAGATGCGTACTCATCTGGTGCCGTGACCAACCCGCGCTGTGCATTCTTTCGGTAGTTACTAATAGCTTCCGACTTAACGGTCCTTGCACTTACAAAGTTCTGGCCGTAGCTGATACGCGCATTGTCATCCACCAACTTCTTACGTGCGAACTTAGTGGCTAAGTCCATACGCAAATCCTGAATTACCCACGCCAAGGTAAAGGGTGTCTCGGTGTCCAAATAGCTATTATCTGGCACGCCGCTTGCCGCCTCTTGATAGGTCGTCACTGACCGCTCAAGAATTGGAGTCCCATCAGGATTCACCCTGAATGTCGAACATCCGCTCCACAACAGCGTATTACGCTCGCTGAAGTCATATCGAGATGTTACTGGTGGAGCGAGCAACGAACTCAATGCGATGTTTTGCAGCGGCAACGCCGGATCAGCGCGCAGACTGCGTGCACAGGTGCCCGCGTAGTCCGCCGCCACTACCGATACGCTAGTTGGGCTGTCATAGAACGGCAGACACGAGACATGCTGATTGTTCTTCGCCAAACCCCAAGAAGTGGCTTGCGATACCGTACCGCGAAACGCGGTGAACGCCCCGCCCCAGGTCTGTTTGGCGTAACTCCAAGTACCGGACACGTCACTCAAAAAGTCTTCAATCGCTTTCAGCAGCGGCGCTGTATTGTACGGATAGACAATGAATGTCAGCGCAAAGTCGTCAGGGATCGTCGCCAAAGCGTTGGTGATAACAGTGGGATCGGGATCGCCGGTCCCTGCGGTCGTCACAAACGTCACATCGATCCCCGATGGCGTGATTTCGGAATTGGCCAGACCGTAGTAATTGAGCCGGACATCAAGATCACCCGCCGCCACACCACCATTATTCGCGGTGAACGTCACCACACCGGCTGCCGCTGTGGCCGTTGCTGGGAGGTCAGGGCGTTTCGCCATGGCTGTCTCGATGGCACTAGCCACCGTCGCTGCCGTATCGCCTGCGTGCACCCCGACATGCACCGAAGTGCCTGCCACGTAGAGCGACAGAGTACCCGCCTCAACCGCAGTCCCGGTCACGGTGGCAGCAACTTGCGTTGCGGTGGCTGCCGGGTCATCCATGATCGGCAGAATATACGTCGTGCCGTATGGGTCACTCTTCCGGTAGGCTTGCGCCATCACATCAACTTGGCTGCCCACGCCACACTTGGCTTGGGTATCGCCGACTGATGTCATCAGGAATGCCTGACCCGGTGTGGCAGAACCAGCGGAGGTCATCTGCGCGATGATGAGGGCGCGTTGATCTAGGCCCTGTAATGAATTGGCGTTACTCGCGTCAATTTCAAAGTAGGTGCCAGGATTGCGTAGCGTAGGCGGAATAATTGAAAAGGTTACTGAGCCTGACATGCGGCGTCCCTCTCGTTGATAAGAATCACATCGCCGTCTCTCAACCGACGATGCCAATAATGTAGATTCGCGGTGACCAAAGCCCCTGACTCAGGTAACAGCAGGGGCCGGTCTGGATAACAGACCTTCAGCCCTTCGCGCGGTTTAATGTATAAACCATCCATAGGCATATTTAGAGTTTGCATCAGTATGGCGGATGCACCTTGATGTGCACTGGAACTTCCGGCACTGGCTCTACCGGCTGTTCGGGGAATCCTTCGAGATAGACATCAACATCAATCTCAACCAAATCCACCGCAGGCTCTTGGAACCCGTCATCATCATCAATCGTCACATCGAGGCTGAAATCAAACGTCCACCAGATGCGGCCACGATCCATGCCCAACAAGCAGCCACCGGCATATTGCAGACCCTTGGCCGCGCGTGCCGGATCATTGCGCCAATTCAGAAGTGAGCGGAAGATGGCATACTTCATGCCCTCGACCTGCGACACAGCCGCTTGCCCACGGCGATCAGTACTGTTATCGAACTCGACCACGACCGAGATGCGCTCTTGCACGCTCTGGAATAGGCCGTTCATCACGTCATTCTCAGAACTTGAATCAGCGAGCGGAATCACCCAACCGGACGGTAAGTCTTCCGGATTGGCCACGGTCTCTAACCCAGCCGAGAAATCCGCAGCACCCCCCACCGTCTTTAGCTCCGGTGTGAATTGGCGCAACTGAGCGATAATCGGATCAATCAGCATGGATCACCAATTTAATATCAGCCTGCACCGCTTTCGCGATGGCTTGTTCAATGGCGGCGTGTTGGCTATCCAAGGCTGTGGTGAGAAACGGTCGTGGCTCCTGCACCCGCTTCGACGATGCCGACATCTTGCGTTCGGTGAACTTGCGCTTGGCATGGCTGCGCTTCGATCCCATACCTTTCCGACCGCCACCACCTGCGGCCCCCACTTCCTGAAACCGTGGATAGGGGCGTCCTTCGGCGTCTTCGGCGGCATCTAGGATGCGGCCGATAATGGTGAAGTCACGGGCTTTGACCGAGGTGCGGATACTGCCTGCCAACTCCCCCGAGACCATCGATGGCGGCTCGCCCGCCGCCGAGGCTTGATGCTTGCCGTATTTCCGTCCCCCGCCAGAGGCATGGCGCACGAGGCTACGGGCCACCTTCGCCACATCCCGCACCCCCGCACGGATCGCGTCGACCGTGGCCTTCTTATCGAAGGTGATCGCCACACTCGGGACAAGTATCTCTAGCTTTATCATTGTTCCTGCGTCACCTTCTCAAGCTCAAGGTCGGCGCAGATGAAGCGATGTCGCCCCGCCCATTCCGTGATCCGGCGCACGCGATACACTTCCAGCCATCGCTTGCCGTGGGTCTCGACATGGCGCAGCACGGTGTCGAAGGCTGACAACGGACGCCACCGCCACACCGCTTGATGGGTGAACGGCGTCTCAAGCTGTTCCGCCCCATAGAACTCAAGGCCACGGGCAGGGGTCAGCTTGGCGTGCACCACAGCGAGAATGCGATAATCCTCAATCAGCGAGGCTAAGGAGACTCGCCATCTAAGCTCACCGAGTTCGCAGGGCTGATCCACAATGTTTGGCATCAGGCAAAGCTTACCAGCCTATATGGCCAGAGCAGCGCTTGCACAAACAGCGGCAAATCGCCAACCTCTTGATCAGCACGATGTTCATAGAACCATGCCACCGCCGCGAGGATTGCATGGATTATTGGCATCGGGATATCGTCCGGCGTGCCATAACCAGCGGTATATTTGAAGGCGACAAACCGCATCTGGCCCCAGGCAATGTCGTTATGAAACCGCACACGCGCCGGATCGCAATCGAGTGATACGCTATAGTCTTCCGGGTCCATGATGGTTGGGTCAGCATCTTCCCAATGTTGATAGGAGACTTCCGTCACGGCGGTGACGGGTGAACGCGGCAGTTCGTAGTCGCGATGCTGGATGTAGCTAAAGTTGTAAGCCTGATTGAGCGGCAAGATAAGCACGGGCGCTGGGATCAGGGGCCAGCTATTCGGCGGAAAGCTATCGGCCACCGTCCATTGCAGAGATTGACTGAGCAAGGCCCGATTGAGAAAGGCTTCACACATCGAGGTCGCCGATGAGATGTATAGTGGCAGCAACACATCGTCATCTTCCGCATTATCGATACGGGTATGTTGTTTCACCAGATCGACAGTGACGGGATAACCAGTCGGTGGGGTGAGGATCGTGAGTCTGCCGTACGCCATAAAGCTATTTACCGCAAAAGAGAAAGGGCCTTTCGGCCCTTCCTCACTTCTTCACCATATCGTCGGTGACGTGTTTCTTCGGTGGCTTCTTATCGAGAAATTCCGCCACCTTTGAATCCACCAGACGATGGGCTTCATCATCGGGGAAACCAGCGATGTTTCCCTTCTCATAGCACCCAAAGTGTTTGACAAATCTAACTGCGAGCATCATTCACCTATTAAATCGGGTTAGCCGATCCGGCGCTAGACGGCGTCTTGTCTTGCGGCTGCGTCGAAACAGGCGCACCAGGAATACCAGTGTAACCACTGGGCATCCAACCCGTCACTGTGCCAACCGAAATCGCACGATTATGTCTGCAACCAAAATCAATTTCTTCGATTACGCGGAACAGAGTTTGATCGCGTTGGTAGGCACTCACGGTGCTACCACCGGACACATACGTCGCCTCCGAACTTGAATCGGCCAGCATGCTCATGGTGTCAGCCAGAATGAATTGATCGGTTGCTGCCAGGATCAGATACTGCTCATTCGATCCAGCACCCAGATTGGTGGGCAACTGATTCGTCATGCTGTATGGGAAGCCAGACAGTGTACCGGCATTGAGTTCATCCCGGAAGAAATAGCGCCCAACAGAATCCGTCAGCGTATTCAAGTAGCTGCGCAGAGCAGGATTGAAGAACCACCGTGCACTTGTCATTGGCACGTTTGCACTGCGCAAATGCAACTCGTGCATCTGGAGTTCGTTGTTCACCACACTCAAAGTTGGTGCAGTGGAATTGACTGTGTTATAGAACGTCGCCAATGCGACAAAGCCCTTCGGACGCTGCAATGTGCCATCGGAAAGGAGTAGGGCAGCATCTTCAGCGAGCCGAAGTTGCGTCACCATATCTTCGCGTACCACAGCCTCAACGGAAAG